CTATCCTGATATTGATTATGATGTTTCAGATCCGATGGAGCTGAAAGAACTATTAATTGAGGAATGGGGGAAGTCGACCGTCGTTCCAATCTCGAACTATAATACGCTCCAGCTTCGATCTTTAATTAAAGACATCGCAAAGCTTTATGAGATTCCGTTTACAGAAGTTAATCCAGTTACTTCGCGTATGATGAAAGAAGCAACACCGCTGGCTAAGAAGAAGCATGGCATCAAGGCTGGTATTTATACCCCAACGTTTGAGGAGGTAATGGAGTTTTCAGATTCCTTAAAGAAGTTCTTGAGGAAGTATCCAAACGTAGCAGAACATATCAATGTTTTGTATGGACAGGTGAGATCAGTCTCGCGTCATGCTGGTGGAGTTGTTGTCGGTGAGAACTTAGATCGTTATATGCCTTTGATTAACAGCCGAGGTGTTACACAGACGCCTTGGTCAGAGGGGCAGAACGTTCGTCATCTTGAGCCGATGGGGTTCATTAAGTTTGATATTCTTGGGCTCTCGACTTTAAAGATGATCGAGGGTGCGATTGGTCATGTTCTCAAGCGACATCATGGAGTTGAGGATCCGACGTTCGAGCAGATCCAAGAGTATTATAACGAGTATCTCCATCCAGACAAGATGAATTTGAATGACCAGAAGGTATATAAGAACATCTTCCACAAAGGGAGGTGGGCCGGCATCTTCCAGTTTACAGAAGAGGGGGCCCAAAAGTTCTGCGTCAAGGCCAAACCAAAGAACATCATTAATGTTTCGGCCATCACGTCAATTTATAGACCTGGGCCTTTGAGCGCGAACGTACATGAAAGTTATGTAGACGCAAAAGAAAACCCAGGCAAGATTAAGTATGGGCACGAGGTTGTAAAAGAATACACAAAGGAGACTTATGGTTTCCTTATCTTTCAAGAGCAGATTGCGCTTCTGGCTCATAAGCTTGGGAAAGATTTCAGCTTGGATGAAGGCAACAAGCTTCGGAAGCTTCTTACAAAGAAAGGCACAGGAGCAGTCGCAGAACAGAAAACCAAACTAAAGGTTAAGTTTGTCGCAGGCTGCGTAGAAAAGGGTTTGTCTGAGGATTGGGCAAACAAGATGTGGCAGAAGTTTGAATTCTTTAGTGGCTATGGTTTTAATAAAAGTCATGCCGTTTCTTATTCAATCATCTCTTTTCAATGTGCGTGGCTATTTAATTATTATCCTGCTGAATGGATGGCGGCTTTCTTGGATAAAGAACCGGAGACCAGAAAAGAAAAAGCAATTAACTTAGCGAAGAAGTATGGATTTAATATTCAATTAGTAGACGTAAACAAATCAGGCGCGGTGTGGGAGATTAGCGAAGACGGCAAAACTCTCATTCAGCCACTAACTTCTTTGAAGGGATTAGGAGATAAAGCAATTGAACAAATCACGAGACATAGACCTTTTAACACTGTTGAAGAGTTTCTCTTTAACGAAGAGGTTGTCTATTCTAAGCTTAATAAGAAAGCGTTAGATGTGCTGGCGAGAAGTGAAGCCTTAGACGATCTTATCGATGACCGCTTTTCAGGGCCAAAGCATTTCTGGTCTGCGTGTATTGTTGATCGGCCATTGAACACTAAAAAACTTGCCGATAATATACAACTTTACGAGCCAGAAGGCGACTTTTCTATTGAAGAAAGGATTAGTAATCTGGTATCATTAACAGGCGTTTTCCCATTAGATTTAGTGCTAAATGAGAAGCTTTTGGGGCAACTTAATCACTTCCAAGTTCCACCTCTCGGAGAATGGGATAATGACTTGGGAGTTGCTTGGTTCATTCCGAGAGAAGTCATTACGAAGAAGACGAAGAATGGAAAGACGTATTGGATTGTTAAGGTGATTGATAGCACATCAACGATTACAAGCATTAAATGCTGGGGAGTGAAGCCTGAAAAGGATCACATCTATATTAATCGACCTTATATGAGTAAGTTAGATTATGATGAGCAGTGGGGTTTCAGTACGAGATCCATCAAATATAATTTTAAAATGTTAGGATAGGAGAATAAATGAATTTAAAAGTATATAAAATACGCCCAGATGCAAAGCTACCAGTTCGAGCATATCAAACGGATGCCGGAATGGATTTGTTTTATTGCCCAGACGGAACAAAGAAGTTGTATGATTGTACAAAAGATTTCTTTGTGCCGCCACACGAATCTAGATTACTCCCCACGGGAATAAAGGTAGAGGTTCCGTATGGTTATATGATGGAGATTAAGAACAAATCAGGAATCGCCTCAAAGAAACAATTGTTGGTAGGCGCCTGTGTGGTCGACTGTGGTTACGACGGGGAAGTGTATGTAAATCTTCACAACATCGGACCAGACACACAATCATTTAAACCAGGCGAGAAGATTGCTCAAGCAGTTCTGGTTCCGATCAGCCATTGCAATGTTGAAGAAGCACTTGAGGACAATCTAAATAAAAAGACCGAACGAGGGTCAGGGGGCTTCGGCTCGACAGGAGATAAGTAATGGGATCGTTAGAAAGAAAGTTAAGCAGACAAAAGGCAACCAAAGGAAAGAAGGATGCCGAGAAAGAGATGGCAACTAAAGTCGCTTTATTTGGAAAATTATCAGATAAATGTTTGACTTGTGAGAAGCCATTTGATAAAATGGACAAAGAGCAGGTAATGTCTTGGAACGTAGTTGTAAGGCAGGAAGAAGAGAAAGTTAATCTTTATTGTCCCGAGTGTTGGGAAAAAGCATTAAAGATTATCGATGATTTTAAAAAGCATTTAGAAGACAAAAAGGAGGAGTAAATGCAGTTTTATCCACAATCAAAGACAGGGTTTGCAATCAGCGAGAGTGTCGCAGAGGAATTGGGCTTAGCGACTGAGTATGAAGCATGGCAAGATGATTACGACTATGATGAGTTTTGCAACGCATTTGGAGAGAAGTTTGGAGTAGCGCCTGATCGCATTGCTCACTTCGAGTATGAACGCGGGGGCTATGTTCAGGGCCTGAGTGGTTTTGACTGGAATCAAACATATGTATTGTTTGACGATTATAACAAGGACAACGACAACTGGGGGCCGATGAAAGAGAAAGCCGAGGGCGATTTTGGTCTTATCTTTGAGCATGGTGTCTGGTCGGAGTTAGGCTAAACACAATGGAGCAAAGATATATAAAAGGCGATAAAGACTTTAACAAAGCGCTAAGAGAAATTAAGAAAAGGTTTCATGGGAAGGCAGGAGATTCTGAGAGTGAATCGATGATCGACTGCAATAAGGGAGATCTTAAGGAAGGCTTTGTTTGGTTTTATTCCAATAATAAAGATGCGGCCAAACTGATTGAAAGATCCAGAAAATTCATTTTGGAAGTTAGAGATCATGGTGAACATGGTGTACACTTTAAAATGGCCAAAGAAGGTTTTCGATCAGTGATCACAGCATTCAAGGTGGCTAGATGAGTAGTAGTATAGTAATAGGTTCGATTGTTCTATCTTCGAACATACTTTGTTTTATAGTTGGATTGTTGGTGGGGAGGGCTATGTGGAAGCAGCAGACCAGACAGTGGTAGAAGATAAAGTAAATCGCCCAAACCACTACAATATTAATTGGAAGGGTGAACAAACGATTGAAACTTATACTTACATTCGCTCTTGGAAGATGGATTATCCAGAGAGCAATATTATCAAGTATGTAACGAGACATCCCTATAAGGGAAAGTCGCTACAAGACTTAAAGAAAGCTCGATGGTATCTTGATAAGCTTATTGAAGAGGTAGAAGCAAGTGAAAGTCGGTGATCTCGTTAAAGTAAAATCCCGTTGTTTAAACGGAGGTGAGAATGCCATTGTTGTTCGAACGTGGGATCATCTTGACGAAGTGCGCATACAGTATCTCAATATAACTTTGGGAAACACGTATGCTCGTAAACAAAATTTGGAATTAATCAGTGAAGGTGGGTGACTTGATACAGCACAAGCATACAGGAGTGACTGCTATGATCGTGGAAGAGATTGGACCCAAGTCTAAGAAGCCTTACTTTTATTATGAGATATTAATAAGTGGCGAAAGAGATACAATAACAGCACCAATAGATATGCTATTAAGATTATGGGAGGTAGTGAGTGAAGTTTGAAGAAGCGTTAACATACGATGATGTATTGTTAGTACCACAATACTCGGACATTGAAAGTCGGCAAGAGGTTGATATCTCTAGTGAACTGGGGGAGAACATCTATATGAAACTCCCAGTAATATCTTCTCCGATGGATACAGTAACAGGAGAGGAGATGGCGTCAGCGATGTATGACGCCGGCGGTCTAGGGGTTATTCATCGATATAATACTATTAAAGAACAGTGTGAGATGGTGCGTAATGTTCGTAAGACTTTGATTTCGCGCTATTCTCCCCGCGTTGCTGCAGCCGTCGGTGTATCCGGGGACTATCTACAGCGGGCGGTTAACTTATTTGATGCCGGCGTCAACATTGTTTGCATTGATGTTGCGCACGGACATCACGCCTTAATGGAAAAGGCCATTAAATCAATTAGAGCCGAGGTAGGCGACACACTACACATCATGGCCGGCAACGTAGCTACCCGCGAAGGCTTCGAGGCATTAGCGGAGTGGGGAGCAAACAGCGTAAGATGTAATGTCGGCGGCGGCTCCATTTGTTCCACAAGAATTCAGACCGGCCATGGCATGCCTGGCCTTCAAACTATCTTTGAATGCGCCGATGTCGAGAGCGATGTAAAGATTATTGCCGATGGTGGCATTCGTAGTTCTGGTGACGCTGTAAAGGCTCTCGCAGCAGGAGCAGACTTTGTTATGCTTGGTTCAATGCTAGCAGGGACTTACGAGACGCCGGGGAAAAAAGTAATTACACTTGGAGGCCCCATGAAAGAATATCGTGGGATGGCGAGCAAAGAAGCACAGATGGATTGGCGAGGAAAGTATTCTTCTGATGAGGGAGTGGCGACGATGATCCCCTACAAAGGCGCAGTGAACGATGTGCTGCAGCAGATTAAAAACGGTATCGCTTCGGGCCTTTCATATTCTGGCGTAAGGACAATAAAAGAATTACAAGAGAATGCAATCTTTGTTAGACAAACTGTTGCCGGTTTGGGTGAAAGTCATACTCATATTTTAGGGAAGAAGTAATGTCTGAAGTTGAGTATGGAAACACTATCAAGAAGATCTGTTTCGATAGTACAGATGCACTGCACGCAGAATTAAAGATACGATTGCATTATGATGAAATTAGGATCAAAGATTTCTTTAACGAGGTCGTAATGGCTTACGTTGGAAGAAACGAACATATGTTGGCGATGGTTGGTGAAATAAAAGCAAATAAAATTTCAGCCATCAAAAGAAATAAGGCGAAGAAAATGAGAGAAAAAGAAATAGAAACCATCAACAAATTTGGTTTAAATAAAAATGATATAGAGAATATATTTGATATACTAGAAAAGGAGCATCCAGAATTATGAGAGAATGTGCAAAAAAGTGTTAAGAAAAAAAGAAAAAGTGTAACCAGCAAGACTGCCGACTGTGGATTGACTATAAGAAGGATCTTAACTGCACCTTGATTGCTGTTGATGGCAGCCCGATGATGACCTTGGAAGAAGTTTCTAAGAGGCTGGGCATTAGCCTGGTGAGGGTCAAGCAGATACAAGACAAGGCAGTGCAAAAAATGCAAAAAAATAGTCTTTTAAAAGCCTTTTA